CAATACACAACTCAAGTAAGGCAGATGACATTGTAATGGATTTATTTGGTGGAAGTGGAAGCACTCTAATAGCTTGTGAGAAAACAAACAGAATATGCTATATGTCTGAATTAGACCCTAAATATTGCGATGTTATTATTCAAAGATATGTAAATTATGCCAAGAATGAAAATATAATTAAAAATAGTAAAGAACTAAAATGGAAGATAACAGATTAAAACTTGAAGGATATAAAACCGCCAAATCAAAAAAGTCAGTTAGATACAGAAAAATACTAAAAAGAAAGGCGGAAATTGAAAAAGCAATGAAGGGTTGCGGTGGCATTATTTCCGTTATTGCCGAAAGGTTGAAAGTTGATTGGGTAACGGTGGATAAATATCTAAACAGCTTTCCTGAATTAAAGGAAAAAATGAAACCGGAATGCGAGTCGGTTTTAGATTTGGCAGAAAACAAACTGATAAAATCTTTAAAAGATGGTGAGCGATGGGCGATAGAGTTTATATTAAGAACGAAAGGCAAGGAACGGGGTTATTATGAAAAGAGAGCAGTAGAAAATACCAACCAAGATGAGTTGGCAGAACTTAAAAGAAAATTAAAAAATATTATATGAAAAAAAAAACAAAAAAATTGACACAATTTTAAGTTTATTTCAAATAGACGGCAATCCGGCTGATAAAGTTTTAACGCCAACACAGAAAAAGATTTTTAAGGAGTTGATTAAGAGAAAGAATAAAAGATTGCAAATTGAAAGCTCAACACAATACGGAAAGAGTTTAACGGTTGCTTTGGCTTGTGTCTTTATCGCTTGTGTTCAAAACGAATTAGTAGCGGTAGTGGCACCGAATGCAGAAAAAGCTAAAATTATAATGAGATATTTTATAGAACATTTAGGAGATAGTGTATTATTTTATTCACAGTTAGAAGTAGGAACGAGATTAGAAAGATTAAAAAAAGAGGAGAGCAAGGAAAGAATAATGCTTAGAGAGGGTGGCGGTATTTATGTGTTATCTACTAACGAAAGAAATGTATTGAAAAGTTTTGAGTCAGCCATGGGTTTTGTATCAACAGATATTGGAGATATAGAAATAAGTAAAATTTATAAAGAAAAAAATGATTGTAAGGTATTGACTTATAACCATAATACAAAAAGGCTAGAATATAAGAAAATACTTAATTATCAAAAAAGAAAAGCCGAATGCTTGATAGAAATTGATTTAGGATATAAAAAAATAATAGCAACGGAAGGGCACCCTTTTTATGTAGAGGGTAGGGGATACATAAAGGCAAAAGACATTAAAGTTGGTGATACGCTATGGGATTTGCGAAGTTTGCCACGCCAAAACTAATTATAATAGAAATAAATGGATAAAAGAGTTGTCAAACAAGTTAAAAAAATAAATAAAAAATGCGATGTTTACAATCTTGAGATAGAAGATAATAATAATTATTTTGTTGACGGAATATTGACTCATAATTGTGTTGTATTGGATGAGGCGTGTTTGATTAGTGATAATTCGGAGGCTTCTATTTATAGAATGATAGCAGGAAAGAAAGATGCTTTTTACTGCAAAATAGGAAATCCGTTTTAAAATACAAGAAATATGTAATTGATTATAAGTTAGGATTAAAGGAGGGAAGATATACGGAAGAATTTATTGAAGAAGCTAGACTAAAACCATTGTTTGGTGTATTATATGAATGTAAATTTCCTAAAGAAGAAGAAATTGATGAAAAGGGATATAGAAGACTCTTAACAATAGAAGAAATTAAAAAGGCTTTTATAGATAAACTGCCAAAGTTTTACGAAGGAGATTTTAGGCTAGGTTGCGATATTGGGAGAGGAGGAAATTTTAATGTTTATATTGGGAGAGATAATAAAGTGATGTGGATAAACGGAATGAATAAAAGTGCCGACCTAATGACTAATGTCACTGAAATAGAAAACTCCCAAGCGGATATAATTGCGATTGATGATGTAGGAGTAGGGGGAGGCGTTGTAGATAGATGCACAGAAAAATCTATATACGTTAATGCAGTTGTTGAGGGAGGAAGAGCCGACAAGCCGGAAATTTTTAAAGATATAAAAGCTGAATTGTTTTTCCGTTTAAGAAAATGGATTTTGGATGGAGGGAAATTATTAAAAAGCGATCATTGGCTTATACTAAACGAAGTAAAATGGAAAATAGATAGTGGTGGTAGATTTACGCTAGAGCCTAAAGAGGAAATGAAAAAGAGGGCGAAAGATTTATTATTAAGTTTAGGTTCCAATAGCCCTGATGTTATAGACGGGGCGAGCCTAACTTTTGTTAGAAATAAAAAACCAACAATAGAAGTGTTATCACCCGAAAAAAAAGAACCTAAAAGAGGAATACTAAGAAAAATAAAAGAAATAGAGAAACAAGATTTTGGAATTTAAAAAAATAATTTAAGAAAATGTTTAAAAGACTTTTTGAGAAGTTTTTAGGGAAAACGAAATTCTTCTTTGGAGGAAATACTTTTCTAACTGGAATGGAGTTGCCAGCTCCCTCTACTAATGATTATCTTCAAAGTTTCAATGCTTCTTCTTTGGTTCACTCTTGCACGCAAAAAATAGGAGAAAAGATGTCTACAATTGAGTATGAACTGTATCAGCTCAACGGACTAAAAGCTAATTATGTTGAACAGCACGAATTGTTAGACTTGCTGGCAAAGCCTAATCCTATAATGACGGGAAGTGGTTTAATTGAGATAACATCCATTTATTTATCTTTACTTGGAGATTGCTATTGGTATAAAGCTAGAGATTATTCAGGCAAGATAATAGAGTTGTGGCTAATGAGACCTGACTTGGTTAGCATTGTTCCAAGTAGCGACGGAAGCGTAACTAGTTATAAATTTAGAAGTAGTAATAGAGAGGAGAATTATCCAGCTGAAGATGTAATTCATTTCAAAGAACCAAATCCGCTTTCAGATTATTATGGTTATTCCCCGGTTAAAGCAGCGATGGAAATTATCCGGGCAGATGTCTACGCTAAAAAATGGAATACCAAGTTTTTTTATAATTCAGCTAGACCTGACGCAATTCTAACTACAACGCAAAAAATCGGAAAAGAAGATAGAGAAGAAATAAAAAAGAGATGGACAAATCAATATGGAGGTTGGGAGAACGCACAAAAGGTTGCTGTTCTGTCGCATGGCTTGGATTACAAGCAAGTATCTATATCTCAAAAGGATATGGATTTTGCTAATATGAGAATTGCCAACAGAGACGATATACTTATGGCTTTAGGAGTGCCTAAAAGTGTTATTGGAGTTACCGATGATGTAAACAGGGCTTCCGCTGACGCTGGAATTTATGTTTTCCTTTCAGAAACGATTAAGCCTAAAATGGAGAAATTAGTTGACGCACTTAATCAATTTTTTGTCGTTGAGTTTGAAGAGAATTTATTTTTGACTTCAGTTGATCCGACTCCCGAAGATAATTCCGCCAAAGACGACCATTATGTTAAGGCTCACAATCGTTGGCTAACAACTAACGAGGTAAGAATGGAACAGGGATATGATCCGATTGAGGGAGGGGATAGTTTGTATCTTCTAGACAAGGGAGAAAAAACAATAATAGGAGGAAAACAAAAAGCGGAAAATTATTTTATAAAGAAGAAAGAACAAAAACTAAAAGATATTTATAGAAAAGCCATGAGAGGAAGAAAGACATTAAGAATGCGGGACGAGCTAATAAACAAAATAACAATTCAAGTCTCTAAAAATTTAAAGAATTCTATTGATGAGAAAAAATCTTCTCAACAACAAGATGAAAGAGATTTGATTTGGAAAAAATTTGATGAAAAACTAAAAGGTAATGAAGAAAAATTTAAAAAATTGATAGTCTCTCTTTTTTCCGAGCAAAATAAAAGGGCTAAAGATAAAATCAAAACCAAGAAAAACAAAGACTTGCTTGATTTTAAAAAAGAGGTTAAAATATTTATTAGAAAATCAAAACCACTCTTCAAAGAAATACTAAAAGAAGCTGGGGAGGAAGCAGAGGGCAACCTCAGCAAAAAAATAAAAAAAGATTTTGATATTTCCGATCCGATGACGGCAAAATGGATAGACGAAAAGGCGATGAAATTCGGAGAGGAAGTAAATGAAACAACAATAAAAAAACTAAAAAAAGAACTTTCAATTGGTGTGTTAGAGGGAGAGTCAATTCAGCAACTCAAGAAAAGAGTAGATACGCTTTTTGTCTCTTGGTATAAAGGGCGAGGAGAAACAATCGCAAGAACGGAAGTATTATCTTCTAATAATGCAGGGACTTTATTCGGCTATCAACAATCAGGAGTTGTCAATCAAAAAGAGTGGTTAAGTACGAGGGACGCACGAACAAGACCGGCGCATGGGACTGTTGATGGACAGAAAGTAAATATAGATAAGGCATTTATTGTCGGTGGAGAGAAATTAGAATATCCCGGAGACCCGAATGGTAGTGCTTCCAATATCGTGAATTGCAGATGTACAATACTACCAATCATATCCGAATAAAATAAAAAAAATTAACTTTTTATTAAAATAATTATGAAAAAAATATTAGGTCTTGGAGAAGCTAAAATAAAAGGGTTATCCGAAGACGGAACTTTTGAAGCTGTTATCTCAGGGATAAAGACTGATAGATACGGCGACTCAATCAATCCAAGTGGTTGGAATTTAAAAAACTACAAAAAAAATCCTGTTCTATTATGGGCTCACAATCACGATATCCCAACTGTTGGTAGAGCTTTAAAGATATGGGTTGAGGACAAGGTTCTCAAAATAAAAGGAGAATTTGCCCCCACTCCATTCGCACAAGAATTGAAAATGCTTGCTGAGCAAGGGTTTCTAAAAGCGTTCTCTGTTGGTTTCGCCCCGATTGACTACAAGTATAACGACAAGGGAGTTGATTTTATATCACAGGAGTTATTGGAAACTTCTTTTGTAAATGTTCCTGCTTATGCCGAAGCGTTAATGAGAGGAGTTAAAGAGGACAAGAACAAGTATAAGAATTTCACAAAGGAAACAGAGGGAACTATGAATTGGGACAAGATAATGAAGAGTGATGACAGAGATAAAATAATGGAAGAAAATGAAGTGAAGCTCACAAAGAAAGAATTTGAGGAACTTAAGGTTGAAATGAAGACGGGGAAAGTTTTGAGTAAAAAAAATAAAGATTTAATTGATTTGGCGATATCCGCTATGGAGAAAGCAATTAATCCGTTAAAATCTTTGTTGGACGCTACAAGTGAAGCAGAAAACGAAGATGACGGAACAGGTCGGACCAAAGCGGAGAAGAAAGCTAAAATTGATCTAAGTAAATTAGATACAAACAAAGCTAAAGACCAGTTAATTAGAATTGCAAATAAAGCGATTGAGGCTTATTTAATAAAAGCCCGAGAGCAGAAGAATAATAAATAATTTAAAAAGTATGAAGAATAAAAAGGAAATGAATGAAAATGAATTGATGAAATTGGTGGGAGAAGCTGTAAACAATGCCGTAACTAAAGAATTTGACGAAATTAAGAAATCAGTTAAAGAGTCTAAAAAAGAAGTAAAATTTTTAGGCAAAAAAGAAAAAATAAATAAATCAATAATCAATACCAAAAACCACGTAGCTCCGTTTGTTGAATTGGGAAGCGAAATGAATAAATTTTGCGAAGATATGAAAGGAATGATTAAAGGGGTAAACAAAGATGCCGCCGCCTTCAACGAAACAAATGATGAAGATGGTGCATATACAGTTCCTGAAGAATTAGAGACTGCAATTCTTAGCTACTTAGAAGAAGAAACAATTGTTAGACCAAGAGCAACTAAGGTTAAGATGAAATCCGATACTTGGAAAAAAAATAAATTGGATCAATCTTCAAGTCAATTCGGTGGAGTAACTGTTAGCTGGGTAGGCGAAAGCGATACGGATACATCTTTTGATTTGACTCAGATTTCAATGACAGCAAAGAAAATGTTAATGCTGACAACTGAGTCTAGAGAAATTTTATCAGATAGTAATATTGATTTTGCTAATTATGTGGTCAATATCTTCGGTAGAGCAATAGCGTATTACGAAGATTATTATTTCCTAAGAGGAAATGGAACTACACAACCATACGGAGTCATTGCTGATACAGAAGTAGACACAGTTAATAGAGCAATTGCCAATCAGGTAAGTTATGCAGATGTTATTTCAATGTTCTATGAATTGAAACCACAATTCAGAAAGAATGCTATATGGATTGGCGGAACTGATGTTATAGAATATGTTGATAGCTTAGTAGACACTACGACAGGGAGACCTATTTGGTCAGATAGTATGAAAGACGGGACTCCTCCAACTTTGAAGGGAAGACCATTTATTGAAACCGAAAAGGTGCCAGCACTAGGAACAAAAGGAGACCTTTCTTTTGTAGATTTTAGCTGGTATTACATCGGAGACCGAGAAGGAATTTCTGTTGATGTTTCTATTCACGATAGATTTAGATATGACGAGATTACTGTTCGCCTCGTAAAGAGGGTAGACGGTATTCTTGCTATGAAAGAAGCCGCTGTATTGTTAGATGTTCCAAGTGTTAGCTAGATAAAAGAGGTTTGGGGGTTAGTTGTCTAGCCCCCTCTCCTATAACTTAATTATATGAAAACAGCATTCAAACAAAAAGACGGGAGTGTTAAATGGATAGGATATCAAGATTTACCCGGAGTTCCCGGGG